CTAGCTTCGCGCCAGACGGCGCGCCGTTTGCAACAAAATGCGGCGATCCTCCGCCGAACATGCGCGATATAACCGCATCAAGGCGAGTTCGTCCCCCAGCAGCGACCCGGCTTCGCCCGAGACCAGATAGCCGAGCGAGGTGTTAAGCACTTTCGCGATGCGTTCCATATTGTCCCGGACCTGACCGGCACGGTCGGTTTCCCATTGCGCGATCGCCGAGCGGGAGACATTTAATTTCGCGGCGAATTCATCCTGCGTAAGATTTGCCGCCAGGCGGAGTGCACGAATACGGGCGCCGACGGATTCGACAGGAGGTTGCTTCTTGGTTGTCATCACGGCTCTTTAACACGGCATTGCGGGTGATGCCACGTTAGTATTATTGACAATTTTAGTTATTTATACTAACAAAAATTGTCAGATAAGGGAGAGCGCCATGCCACATGCAAGAACTTGGACGAAGCCGGCCGATGCGACGATTATAACAATGCGCGGGGACGGCGCGAGTTGGGCTGCGATCAGCCGGGCACTGGGCCTTTCCAGAAACACCGTGATTGAACGCGGGCGAAGATTACGGGCGGCGGCGCCGGTGCGCGTTGCGGTACCGGTGGCGGAAAGACCGGAGATCGACGACCCGAACCGGCCGCCGCTCGCGGCCGGCCATCCGCTAACCTGGGGTTTGCTGACGAGCGAACCCTATCCGGGGATCGATGCAAAATGACCCAGATAATTCGTTCGCGCCCGGTCGGGCAGGTTCTGGGTTCCGGTATGGGCCAAACAGCGCCCGTTGTGAGCCAAACACCGCCACTGTCTCCCGCGGAGGTGATTGCCAGGCTGGAAGAGGCCGGCGCTGCTTTGCTCGCGATGCCCGCGCAGGGTTACACCACACATATGCGGCAGATGCGTTTCGATATCGTTCACACGGCATTGGAAGCCTATGGCTGGGAAGCCCCGGCGCTGCGCCCGGCCCGGCCGAGCGCCGCGACGATTACGGCGATGGACGAGGCGTTCGGCTGGTTGCGGTTTATTCCCGAGGATTCGTTCGTGATACGGCGTATTTTAGGCGCGCGTGCGTTGGTGCATCCGCTGACGGCGCGGCATATATTTACGTGGCGGCGGCTGGCCGCCACGCTTGGTGCAGACCATAAATCCGTGCAGCGCTGGCACGGCAGCGGTATAACCATGATTGTTGAGGCGTTACGCCGGAATGGTGGCGCTTAATTGACGTGAATGCCAACTGAGACGCCCGGCGGCGGATAATAAGGCCGGGGCGGCGGCGGGTAATAGGGCCGCGGTGGCGGCGGATAGTACGGACGCGGCGGCGGCGCGTACACCACTTGTGGGGCGGGCCGGTAATATGCGACCGGGCGCGGCGGCGGCGCCACGATGCAGGCCGAGAGCGACGCGGCCAGAATCAGCGATCCAGCCAGGCCGGCAATGAGATTCTTCATAAGTCAAGTCCTTTACAGTGCGTGATGGAAAGATAGCCGCGACCCTTTGATTAGACAAGGATTGTGGCGGAAAGAGGATATAGTTGTGCGCAAATATTGTTCGCTGCTCGGGTGCGCATGGCCAGCGTTAAAAATTATTTCTAACATAATGTTATTTTCTCCTTGCCCACATACCCCAGTTTGCACTATACGTTTTTGCATACTGGTTCTTCCCGCAAACAATTAGACACATAACCAAAACTTCATGGCTACCGAAGCAGGGTTTCTAGGCTTTGCCCGGCAGGCTCTGCTGAATATTGGTCAAGCCCCGGCGCTGCACCATGAAATTCTCATTAAGCGTTTGCAAGCTATAGCGGATGCCGAATGCGACCGCTTGATGGTGCAGATGCCGCCGGGTTCGGCAAAGTCGACATACGGGTCCGTGTTGTTTCCGGCGTATTTTTTTGGCCGGTATCCGGCGAGCCAGATTATTGCGACCGCGCACACGGCGTCGCTCGCGAATTATTTTGGCCGGCATGTGCGCAACACGGTGATTGAACATGCCGATTTGCTGGGGATAACGATTGCGAAAGAAAGCCGCGCGGCGGGACAGTTTTCGCTACAGGATGGCGGTGAATATTTTGCCGCCGGCGTGCGGGGGCCGATTACCGGGCGGCGGGCGGACCTGATTATTGTCGACGATCCGGTAAAGTCCTGGGCCGAAGCGGAAAGCAAAAGATATAGAGACGCGCTGTATGATTGGTACCGGGCGGAACTTTCGGCGCGGTTGAAACCGGGCGGCCGTATCGTGCTGATCATGACACGCTGGCATGAGGACGATCTGGCCGGCCGGCTGATGCAGACCGGCGATGCGTGGGCGCGATTGAGATTGCCCGCGCTGGCGGAGGCGGCGGATGAGTTGGGGCGCCGCGAAGGGGCGGCGCTGTGGCCGGAATGGCAGGATGAGGCGGCGATTGCACGGCGGCGCAAGGATGTCGGCGAGCGGGCGTTTGCGGCGATGTATCAACAAAATCCGCGGCCGCCGGACCATGCGCTGTTCAATGTCGAGGCAATAAGGATTCTGCCGGAGACGCCGGCCGCGCTGCGCAGCATACGGGCGTGGGATTTGGCGGCGAGCCTGGCTGCACCTGGCCGCAACCCGGATTATACGGTGGGCTTGAAATTGATAACGACGCCGGATGAGCAACTGGTGGTTTTGGATGTGATCAGGATGCAGGCATCGCCGGCGCAGGTGCAGGCCAAAATACTGGCGACGGCAAAGGCGGATGGGCCGGGCACGATTGTCGCTCTGCCGCGCGATCCGGGCCAGGCGGGATTGGCGCAGGTTGCGATGTTAACGGATTTACTCGTGGGATTTACCATAAACGCAAGTCCCGAGACGGGCGCCAAGGTCATCCGTGCGATGCCGGCGGCGACGCGGGTGGATGCCGGCGATGTTGCGCTGCTGGCCGCACCCTGGAACGAGAATTTCTTAAGCGAGCTGGCGGCGTTTCCGGATTCCAGCAAGGACGATCAGGTCGACGCGCTTTCACGGGCGGTGAACACGCTGGCGACGACACATGAGACGGTGGCGCGGCGGTTGCACGTGCCGCTGCTGGGCCGCTAGCCACACAATTTGCGAGGCAGAATGTTCGAGACGATTTGCGATACCGTGCCGGAGGATGGCGCCATGCCGGCGCGCGTGAAGCGGCTCGATGTGCTGCGCCGCGTGCTGGACGGCACGATTTATGACGGTCTGCCCTACCAGTTTTATGAGGAGCGCAACGGCGCCGGCGAGTATGTGCCGTTGCGGATGCGCCGGCCATCGGTGCGTTATGGGCTATGCCGCGTGGTGGTGGAAGATTCGGTGGCGCTGCTGTTCAGTGCGGCGCATTTCCCGAGCGTGGAGTGCGCCGATGCGGATATGGCAAATATATTGGCTGATATATTGCGCGAGACCAAGCTGAACGAAATCATGGTCGATGCGGCGATCCGCGGGTCGGTTGGATCGGTGGCGATATTGTTGCGGGTGTTGCGGGGCCGGGTTTTTTGCTCGGTATTGGATAGTCTGTATCTGACGCCGGTATGGGATGTCGCGGCGCCGGATACGCTCTCCCGCGTGGTGGAAAAGTACAAGGTCAGCGGTACGGATTTGGCGGCGCAGGGGTATGAAAATGTTGATCCTGCCGCGGTTTATTGGTTTCAGCGCATCTGGGATGGCGCGGCGGAAACCTGGTATGTGCCGTGGGCGGTGAATGACCCGCTGGCGGCGCCGGTTGTCGACACCGTACGCAGCGTGGTGCATGGGCTGGGTTTTGTGCCGCTGGTATGGATCCGTAATCTACCCGGCGGGGACGGTGTCGATGGCGCTTGTACGTTCCGGGCGGCGATCGAGACCAATATCGAGATCGATTATCAATTGAGTCAGGCCGGGCGGGGGCTAAAATATAGTTCGGACCCGACATTGCTGATCAAGGAGCCGGCGAGCAGCGATTCGGAGATTGTCAAAGGTGCCGGGAATGCGCTGGTGGTATCGGAAAAGGGCGATGCCAGGCTGCTGGAGATCGGCGGGACCGCGTGCGAGGCGGTGATTTCGTATGTGCGGACATTGCGGGAGTTCGCGCTGGAAACTTTGCATGGCAACCGCTCGAGCGCTGACCGGCTGACGGCGGCGCAATCCGGCCGGGCGCTGGAGCTGATCAATCAGGGGTTGATCTGGCTCGCGGACAATTTGAGGATTTCCTACGGCGACGGCGGCTTGCTGGCGCTGTTGAAAATGATCGTGCGGGCGTCGAATGTTTTTCCCTTGCAGGTGATGGGCGAGATGGTGCCGCCGCTGGATGCCACCCAACGGCTGACATTGCGCTGGCCGCGCTGGTATCCGCTTTCGGCCGACGACCGGTTGAAGGAGGCGCAGGCGATCGCGACGCTCACCAATGCCGGCCAGCTTTCCCGCGAGACGGCGGTGAAGTCGATGGCGGCGGGGCTTGGCATTGCCGATGTGGGCGCGGAGTTGGACGCCATTGATCAGGATGCAGCATGACAGAGGAACCAAAGGATGATGGCGAGAACTGGCAGGTTCGCGCCGAGGCGGCGGAGGCGGCGCTGACGCGCGCGCAGGCCGAGACCGATGCGCGGCTGATCAGATCGGAGTTGAAGGCCGAAGCAATCCGCGCCGGCATGGTGGATCTGGACGGCCTGAAACTGCTCGACACCGCCGAGGTGCGGCTGAACGCGCAGGGCGAGATTGTCGATGGCAACATCATCCTGGCGAAATTGAAGCGCACGAAGCCCTGGTTGTTTGCGGGGCCGGCATCGTCTTCCGCGACGGTGAATGCGCCCAGACCGGAGCCGCCGCGGGTCCGGCACGCCAACGAAATGAGCCATGAAGAATGGCTTTCCGCGCGGGCTGCCCTGATACGGCGGCGCTAAAGGCATAATGTTCCACTTTAATTTGAAGGGTTTGAGCTGATGGGTATTCAGAATTTTCCGGCTGCGCTGCAACCGATTATCACGCAGGGGTTTCTCGATCGCGAGTTCGAGATGGCGCTGAAATCGCGGCTTGGCTACCGGCTGATCGCCGACCGGGAGGAATTTTCCGTCGGCATCGGCGAGACTTTGACCAAGACGCGGGCCGGTCTGAAGCCCAGCATCACCACGCCGCTTGCGGCCGCCAGCAATACCAATCTGGACAATGGTCTGACCTCGACGAACTGGGGGGTGGAGCAATACACCATTTCGTTGAATTTCTATGCGGCGACGCAGGATTTGAACATGGTGACGAGCCGGGTGGGCATCGCCAGCCAGTTTTTGCAGAACGCCGCCACCAATGGCGAGCAGGCGGCGCGCAGCCTGGATGAGCTGGCGCGCAACGCATTGTTTGCGCCGTATTTCGGCGGCAATACCCGCGTGGTGACGACGCTGAGCGCGGCCGGGCCGAGTGTGCAGACCGACGATATCCGCGGATTTCAGACGGTGTTCGTCAACGGCGTGCAGCAAAGCGTCTCTTCGAGCAATCCGCTGACCGTGACGGTGGGTTCCAACGTGTACAACGTGGTCGGCGTGACGCCGGATGCGACGAACAACTCGACCGCGCCGAACGGTATCTCCGGTGCGCTGCTGTTCGCCAGCAATGTGACGGTGGCGGATGGCACGGCGGGGAATGCGATCAAGGCCGCGACGGCGAGTTCGATCGTGCGGCCGGCGAGCCGCGCGACGACGGCGGCGCTGCAGGCGACCGATACGCTGACGATGGCGAATTTGCTCGACTCGGTGGCGCTGCTGCGGCGTAACGCGGTGCCGCTGGTGGATGGGGTTTATAATTGCTATCTCGATCCGATTTCCGCCAGGCAGTTGTTCGCGGACTCCGATTTCAAGCAGTTGTTTCAGGGCGCCACCTCCGCCAACGCGGTGTTCCGGCAGGGCATGGTGAGCGATTTTCTCGGCCTGCGATTCCTGACGACCACGGAAGCCTATGTGCAGACGCATCCGAGCATTGCCGGGCTGTATGTGCGGCGGCCGATCGTGTGCGGGCAGGGCGCGCTGATCGAGGGCGATTTTGCCGGCATGGCGGCGGATGACGTGGCGCCGAAAGACAGCCTGGTGAACGTGATCGACAATGTCGCGATGGTGACGCGCGAGCCGATCGACCGGCTGCAGCAGATCATCGCGCAGAGCTGGTACTGGATTGGCGGCTTCTGCGCGCCGTCCGACACCACGACGACGCCGACGACGGTGCCGACCGCGACCAACGCGAATTACAAACGCGCCGTGATGATCGAGCATGTCGGTTAAGGGGGCAGACCATGGCGACAGGATCGACGCAACCATTCCGCCCCGCCGGCACGGCCAGCGTGGCGGCTTCGACGGCATCGTCCGCCGTTGCCCTGGCGGGCGGCGGCAGCGCGGTGCTGGTGTATAATGCATCGGCCGCGACGGCATTCTTCCGGCTGGGTGCTGCAACCGGGTTGACCGCGCTGGCGACGGATACGCCGCTGCCGCCGGGTGCGCGGATGCTGGTGGATGGCGGACCGTTCGTCGGTTATGCGGCGGCGATTCTTTTGAGCGGTACCGGCACGGTTTATTTCACGCTCGGCGATGGGGATGCTTACTGAAATGACCGGTACGGTGGCGGCCTCATTCTCCGATGCGCAGAAAGCCGATATCAGGCGGTTTTGCGGCTATCCGGCCTATGGCGCGGGCGCGGCGGGATTTGATTCATGGCGGTTCTTTCAGTCGTTCGGAACGCTGGAATACCGGCTGAACAATCTGGCGCCGGCGGAGATTGCGGTGACGCTGCAATATATTTCGACCTTGGCGACGCTGGAGGCGGCGATCCCGCCGAGTTCGGACAATCTGGATACCGAGAGTGCGGCGGCGTGGACGCATAACCAGAGCGAGGCGGACGACCGCGCCAAATTGTTCGATGGCTGGCGGCGCCGGCTGTGCGGGTTTCTGGGCGTGCCGCCGGGGCCGGCGCTGGCGGCCGCCGGCATAAGTCTGGTGGTGTAGCGATGGATGGGGTGCGGCTGGCGGACCGGCTGGCCTACGGGGCCGGTTGCGCGGCGCGGCGGGTGGGGTTTCTGCATGACGCCTACCGGCCGGACGGGCCGGAGGCGCCGGTGGACCTCGCCAAGCGGTTTCTGCGGCTGCCGGTGGCCTTTGTGCTGCCAGGCGGCAGCCTGGGCGCGCCCAGCGGCTTTGCGGTGCCGTTCCGGCAGGCCTGGGCGGATTGGAGTTATCTGCGCGTTGGCGATTATCTGGCCGGCCCGGAAGGCACGGTGTTTGTCGCCGCCATAGAACCGCCGAAGCCGATGCTGGTGGTGATGACGAACAGCGTGGTGGCATTGTCCCGCCCGGCGGCGCCGGTGCTGGCGGGGGTCAACCCTTACGGCGCGGTGCTGCCCGGCACGATGACGGCGCTGATTACCGGTTTTCCGGCGAGCCTGCTGACCGGCGGGCTGGGCGACCGGACCAAAGCCGGGCTGCCGGACGATACGCGGGTGCCGGGCTTTACCGCCCTGCTGCCGGTGGTACCGTGCGTGCAGCCGCGCGTGGCGGACATTCTGACCAACGAGCGGGCCGAACGGTTCGTAGTGACGGCGGTGGAGACGGTTTCCGGCGTCTGGCGGCTCTCCCTGGTGCAGGCGGTAAGCTGATGGCGGACCAGGCGGATGTGGAAACGGCGCTGGCCGCGCTTGTCGCGAATGCGTTGTATCCGGCCGGGACGGCAGCGCCCGGCGTGACGGGGTATGTTTGCCGGGTTTACCGGGGCTATCCGGCGGCGCCCACGCTCGATGCGGATTTGGCGGCCGGCAACGTGAACATCTCGGTTGCGGCGGCGGGCGGCGCGGTGAAAAACGTGACGCGCTATCCGCGGGTGTGGACGACAGTGGCGCCGGTGCCGGCAAGTTTAAGTGTGACCGTGGGGCCGGACAGTGCGCGTTTCGCCGGACAATGCGCGGTGGGGCAACTTGCCGGCATTGCGGTGAATGGGGCGTTGTTTCCCTATGCCGTGCAGGCGAGCGATACGCCGGCGACGGTGGCGAGCAATCTGGCGGCGTTGCTGCGGCAGGCCGGATGGCTGGTGAATTATGCCGGGACGACGGTGACGGTGCCGGGTGCCGCGATGTTCGCCGCCCGCGTGGTGTATGGCGCCGGCGCATTGCAGGAGATCAAGCGGCAGGCGCAGGATTTCAGAATATCTTTGTGGTGTCCCAATCCTGTGTCCCGCGATGCCATTGCGCCGGTGATCGACGAAGCATTGGCGGCGCAGAATTTTGCGGCACTCGCGGATGGTTCATACGCACGGCTGATTTACGCCGGCGGCGAGACGGTGGATTCCAATGCGGATGCCACGCTGTACCGGCGCGATTTGATTTACAATGCGGAATATCCGACGACCCTGGCGCAGATGACGCCGGCGATGCTGTTCGGCACGGCCGGATTTTCGGCCAATGCCGAATTTGTTCAAAATCTAAACGAGTAAGGATTCCTAAATGACATTTCAGTTGGTGGTGCTGAAATCCTTCGCCGGATTCAAGCGTGGCGATGTGATTGCCGATAAAGCGGCGGTTGCAAAAATTCTGGCCGGGCCGGAGGCGAGTTTCGTCGTCCGCGTCGCCGCGAAGGAGGGCTGAGCCATGCCGATTGTGAGCCAGGGTGCGATTAATACGACGGCGCTGATTGTGCCGGATTTGTACGTGCAGATTGTGGCGCCGCAGACGTTGCTGCTGAACGGGGTGTCGACCGATACGCTGGGCGTGGTCGGCTCGGCCAGTTGGGGGCCGGTGGGCGAACCGACGATCATCGGCGATATGGGCGGCTATGCGGTGGCGTTTGGGGCGGTGATGCCGCGCAAATACGATATGGGGACGCAGGTTGCGACGGCGGTGCAACAGGGTGCGGCGAATTTCCGTTGCGTGCGGGTAACGGACGGGACGGACACCGCGGCTTCACTTTCGGTGCTGGGTGCGGTGAATTTTACCGCGGTCTATACCGGCAGTATGGGCAACCATCTCAGCCTGACATTTTCCGCCGGGTCGGCCGCCAATTCCTGGCGCCTGGCGGTGGCGATGCCGGGCCAGAGCCCGGAAGTTTTCGACAACATTACCGGCGCCGGGCCGGTATTCTGGAGCAACCTCGTCAACGCCGTGAATAATGGCGCCGGGGTGCTGCGCGGACCATCGAAACTGGTTATTGCGAGCGCAGTTTCCTCGACCGCGACGCCGGTTGCCGGGGCGTTTCCATTCAGTGCCGGAACGATCGGGTCGGATGGCGCCGCCGGGTTGAACGCGGCGTCGCTGGTCGGCATCGATACGCTGCCGCGGCAAGGCATGTACGCGCTGCGGGGCCAGGGCTGCGCGCTGGCGCTGCTGGCCGATACCGACGACGCGACGCAATGGAGCGTGCAGACCGCGTTCGGCCTGTCCGAAAGCGTGTACATGATCCTGACCGGGCCGGCGGGGGATACGATCAGCAATGCGGTGGCGGCCAAGGCGGCGGCCGGCATCGACAGCTATGCGGCGAAATTGATGTTCGGCGACTGGGTCTATTGGTATGACCAGGCGAATGCGCTGACCAGGCTGGTTTCGCCGCAGGGGTTTGTCGCCGGGCGGCTGGCGAATTTGTCGCCCGAACAATCGTCGCTGAACAAGCCGCTTTATGCGATCACCGGCACGCAGAAATCCGGCCAGCCAGGTGTGGGTGTCGCCACGACGTACGCGACGGCGGATCTGTCCGCGTTGCTCTCGGCCGGGATCGACGTGATTGCCAATCCGCAGCCGGGCGGCGCTTATTGGGGCGTGCGCGGGGGGCACAACTCATCCTCCAATGCCGCAACGAACGGCGATAATTATACCAGGCTGACGAATTACATCGCGCGCACATTGTCGTCCGGCATGGGGGTTTATGTCGGGCAACTGGTTAATTCGACATTGTTCCAGAATATCCTGGCGACGCTGATGGCATTTTTGAATGCGCTGCTGGGCCAGGGACTGCTCGGCAGCACCGATGGGTCGCTGCCGTTCGCCGTGGTATGCGATATTACCAACAATCCTGCGTCGCGCACGGGACTTGGCTATGTGCAGGCGGATGTGCAGGTGCGGTATCAGGCGATCAACGAGAAATTCATTGTCAACGTGCAGGGCGGGCAGACCGTGCAGGTGAGCCGGCAGACGGTCAGCAATTAAAAGGGGTTCATAACGATGCCGTATAATACGTTTTCGGTTGGTAGTGACTGCCAACTGGTGGTGATGGGGCCGTTCGGCCGGGTGGACCTGGCGCACGTGACGGGGTTTGAGGCGAGCCAGTTGACGCAGGCGGTGCGGGTGGACCGGCTGGACGGTGTGCAGCTCGGCGCCGAATTGCCGAAGGGCTGGAGCGGGGTTTTTACGCTGGACCGCGGATCCTCGGTGGCGGATGATTTTATTGCGGCGATCGAGCAGGCGTACCTGGCTGGGCAGTCGATCGCCGCGGGGACGTTGTATCAGTATGTTAACGAACCGGATGGCTCGACCTCGACCTATCAGTTCAGCGGGGCGGTGTTTAGGCTTTCCTCCGCCGGCGCTTACAGGGGGGATGCGGCGGTGGGACAGAAATTGCAATTTTATGCGTCCAGCCGGAAGCGCGTGTGATGACGGAGATTGTAGATAAAGCCGGGCGGCGGATTGCGCTGCGGCGGGTGGGGGTGGTTGAGCAGTTGCGGCTTTTTAAGGCGCTGGGGCCGGAGCTATCGGTGATCCCGCCATACTTGACCGGTGCGATGATTGCAGCCTCCGTTGCGATGATCGACGATGTGCCGTTGCCATTTCCCACCAGTGAGGCGGGGGTGGAGGCGGCCCTTGAGCGGATTGGGCTGGAGGCGATGGCCTTGATTGCCGCGGCAACGGCCCGGCCAGCGGCGGATGTGCTGGAGGCGGCAGCGGGAAACTAGCCAGGCACTCTGAGTTAACGGATTGTTTGTATCTGGTTAATTGCGGGGTGCCGTATGATGTGGCGTTTGGCCTGGATGAGGCGGAACGGATGGCTCATGTGGTGATTTTTGGTGAGTTGAGCGGCTTAAAATTCGATTGGAAGCGGTTTAGCTGGGAGGCAACATAAAAAACTTAAGGTTTGCTAATCATCTTGTGTTATACTGTGTGGAGATTTCATATTCGCATAGCACGAGTTAGGTACAAATTGCGCGTATTTTTTAAGCGGCTTGGAATATTGTTTTGGTGGATATTCATAGGATATGGATTTCTACTTTTTGTACTTATATGTAATGCTTGGGTTTATCCTGAAGTATATGATGGCACTCGTTCGTCCTGGTCGGGGGAATCGCTAATAATTTATTTTCCCCTTCTTATCGTCGTCATCATCGTATGTCTATTCGTCAAACGTAAAGCCATTTACGCACCACTTTTTGTTTTGGCCCTAATCATTAGTGAATTCAGTTTTGGATTCATTCGCGCATTTGTCGTTGCCATGGAGTTTTGGACATTTAATTTTCCAGCAGCAACAGATGTACAGAATTACTGTCATCCAGTAAAATTTATCCAAGATGGGAGCATTTATAAGTTTGGGGTTTGTGGCGGCGAAGTGCCTGACGAAGATGGTCAAACCGGATTTGGCCCCGAGATTGTGTATGATACCAGCGGAGATATTGCCTATAGCACGTATAGTTTCTCAGGCGATGGCCAGATATTCAAACCGGAGCGCAAAGAATTCGTCGATGCCGTAAGAAAATTTTATAATGACGATCCTGAAGAGGCATTTGAAGTTGCGGATTTTCAGACCACACCAATTTATGGCCATTTTTATGTAGTTGTTACGGATGATGTCGGTGGTGGATTTACGGACACATACGGGCCGCCACCCTATAACAAAGAAAATCCGTATAAATGATTTGTGAGAAGGTTTGTGTATGAACGACCCATCAAATCCTTACGAAAATAGATCGGAATTTTATATTTATCCGAGAAAACCGCAAAAAAATTATTTTTGATAATGGTCGTATCCCTTTATTTAGAAATATAGCGCCAGCAGATGAAAGATTTTATGTTGCTGTCAAGTACCTTTGGCTTAATGTTCGGTGGCGCTTATAATTTGAGGCACCTAAATATTTCCAATATGGCTTTTCCTTACGGTATGAGCCAGCAAGATACCGAGAATTTTGAGGCGGGGTTTGCCTGGGCCAAAGCGCAGATGCATGACCCTAATTCTACATTTTACAAACAGGCCAAGGCTTTTGGTTTGGGCGTCGAATCTCAGCCGAAGCGTTCCGGCTCACTCGCGCCGCGCGGGCGATTTGTGGCGCCGCGGAACACAAAAAATGGTTCGAACCATGCCAGCAATGACGGTGGCGCGGCGCCATTCGGCAAGCCGGCAAACGGTGGCATATATGATGCGATCTCCGGTCCTGGCGCGCCGGCGATGTTCGCCGTGCTTGACTTGATGCCTATGCTGTATGGTAGGGGGGCCGCTTCTGCCGGCGCGGCTTTTTTTCCGGCACGAAGTGAAAGAGCCGCGGCCGCAGAAGGAACTCTGGCCTCCGGCGTGCGTTGGCATCGCCAGGTAAAGTCGATGAATGGCGCGAAACCATTAGCGCCGCGGGGCGCCGGGTTGCAGCCACGCTTCAGCCAATCCGCAAGCGTGGATGCCCGATACGCCATGCCGGGAGCAGCCCAAACGGCGCCGGCCGGGGTGACGATGCAGCGCGGAATAAGCGGCAATTTCTCACTTGAAATGCGCCGTCCGTTTTCAGCGCAAACATCTTCCGGCGTCGATGATATGGTTCCGCAAGCCCAGGGATCTGCGTTAGGCAATGATTATATCAAACGCGATGAACTCGGGGGATTGATGGAAGATCACCTCAACCGGCAGGCGCGGCTGCCGTCCTCCGGTTATACCGGCTTCGATCCGTGGCTGAGCCCGGCCTGGCCCGGACGAAAACTCCCGAACTGAGGTTTGCATGAGCAATGTGGTGGTGACCCTGGGCGGCGTGCCGTTCCGGGATTTCGAGGTGCCGGAAAAAATCAGTTTTGGCGGGGCGCAGCGCGTGGCGGTGAACCGGCTGATCGGCGGCGGCCGGGTGGTGAATGCGCTGGGCGAGGATGACGGGGAAATCCATTTCGGTGGCGTATTCAGCGGCGATGACGCGGCGGCGCGCGCGCAGTTGCTGGATGCGGCGCGGACCCTCGGCACGGCGATCCCGCTCGCCTGGGGCAGGTTTTTTTACATGGTCGTTCTGGCGGAATTTGCCGCGGAATATACCAAGCCGTGGTGGATTCCTTTCGCCGTGCGCTGCGTGGTGGCCACCGATCCGGTGGCGGCCCTGGCCGGCCTGGTGACACCGGTGGCGGACCTCATCGGCAACGACATTGCGGCCGCGGCATCATTGAGCGTGCAGGCCGGGATTTCGCTGCTTGGCTTGAGCGGCAGCAATCCGGCTTATGCGGCGGCGCAGGCCACCATCGGTTCCGCGATCGCGTCCAATGGCTTGGCACTCAGCAATGGCGCGGATGGATTGGCGGCGGCGAACGATGCGGCCGGCGGCGTGGCGGGGATGGGTGAGATTATGATTGCGTCATCGCAACTTGCGGCACTCGGCGGCATCAACGGCTATGTCAACCGGGCGGCCTCGCTCGCGGCGCAATTATGATGAGCGGACAGACGGTTACGGTTGCGGGCGGCAATCTGTTTGCGCTGGCGGCGCAATATTTGAATGACGCAACGCAATGGATCCGCATCGCGCAGGCGAACAATTTGTCCGACCCGGTGTTGCAGGGCGTTTGCACCTTGGTGATTCCGCCAGTGAACGCCGCGGCCGGAGGCGGCATTGCCGGTTGACCGGCCGCAGCCGCGCGTGACCATCGGCGGTGTTGTGGTGCCGGGGGCGATGGCGCTACAGGTTGAGAGCCTTGGGTATTTCGCCGCCGATCGGTTCAGGGTGGATTTTGCGATCGGCGCCGGCGACGTTTTCACGGCCGGCTTTTTTGCCGGACTTGGCGGCCAGGTGATCGGCATCGAAGCCGCGGTCGATCTCGGTTATGTGAGTTTGATCACCGGGCAGATCGATAATATCCGGATCAATTTTTTGAGACATATCGCGACGCTGAGTGGGCGGGATTTATCGGCGCGGATGATCGATGCCGAGATTGCCGAGACGTTCAATAACCAGACATCGAGCCAGATTGCGGCGGCGATTGCGGCGCGGCACGGTTTGAGCGCGAACGTGACGGCGACCAGCACGCAAGTGGGGCAGTATTACGAGCTTGACCATGCGCGCAGTGCGCTGGGGCTGAATGCGCGTGCGACGACCGAGTGGAATTTGCTGACGCAGCTCGCGCAGATCGAGAATTTTGCGTTGTCCGTGGTGGGCACGACGCTTAATTTTGGGCCGCCGGCCGTTCCAGTTCCGGTGTTTTTAAACCCGCTCGACATGATCTGTTTGGAGTTCGATATGGCGGCGTCCATTCCAACATCCGCGACGGTACACTCATGGAGCACGCGCAACAAAGCGGCAATTACGCAAAGCGCCGGCGGCAATGCGGGCGTTACGATTATTCGGCCGAATCTGACGACGGCCCAGGCCAATGCGCTGGCGGCGAACCATTTATCGGCACTGGCGCGGCACAAAACCGTATTGACGGCGACAATGCCGGGCGATGTGACGCTGACGCCGGCAGCGCGGATACTGTTTACTGGTACGGAGTCGGTTTTCGATCAAACATACGGCATCGATATGATTTCCCGCACGCTGAGCGCGGCGCATGGGTTTACCCAAATCGTTCGCGCCTACGCGCTGAATTAGCGAGCCTTTAATGGACCGGTTCTGGAACGAAGTTAAGGCGCGGGCGGGTGGGCTGGACGGGATGGCAGGTGTTGCCAGGTTCGGGTTGGTTGCGAGTTTCGATCCAAAGTCCTACGCGGCAAAAGTGCTGATCCAGCCGGAAAATGTTTTAAGCGGCTGGTTGCCGATTACTGCCGCCTGGGTGGGCGCCGGCTGGGGCATGGCGGCGCCGCTGACGCCGGGCGACCAGGTGCTGGTGCTGGCGCAGGAAGGCGACGCCGAACAGGGCGTGATTATCGGCTGCGTGTGGTCGGCGGTGGATCAGCCGATGGCGGCGCCGAGCGGTGAGTTATGGTTACGGCATCAAACGGGAAGCTTTTTGAAATTGCATAATGACGGGACGATTGCTTTGCAGGCGCCGGTGGTGAATATTGCCGGGAACCTCGTGGTGAGCGGCGATATTTCCGACCAGGCTGGGGCGCATGGCACGCTGGCGGCGCTGCGAAATGCGCATGACACGCACGAACATGCGGACCCACAAGGCGGTGTCACGGGCCTGCCCACGGTGACCGTGTAATGGCCGATCTGGCGGTGCAATTCGGCGGTGATTTGAGCATCAGCCCGGCGGGCGATATTGCCCTGGTTGACGGAACGGATCTCACGCAGCAGCGGGTGCTGCGCCGGATGCTGACAAACGCCGGCGATTATATCTGGCAACTCGGCTATGGCGCCGGGTTGGGGCAGTTTATCGGACAGCCCGGCGCACCGGCGGCGATCAACGGTGTCGCGCGCACGCAGATGCTGCGGGAAGCGGCGGTCGCGCAAACGCCGGCGCCGGTGGTCACCACTGCGGCGGCGACGGACGGCACGGTGACACTGACATTGCGTTATGCCGATGCGGCGACCGGACAGACCAATCTCGTTTCATTTTCAGTGTAGGTTTTAAATGCAGTTATCGTTGCAGAATTTCTCCACGCTGGTGGAGGGCATGGCGGCTGCCGTCCAGGGCGCGGCGCAGGCGTTGCTGGATTTGACGGTAGGCTCCGTGCTGCGCGCGATTCTGGAGGCCAATGCGTCGCTTGCGTTGTGGATGCAATGGCTGATCGTGCAGGTGCTGGCGACCACGCGGCTGGCGACGAGTTCCGGCGCGGATTGCGATAGTTTTGGCGCGGATTTCGGGTTTGTCCGGCTGCCGGCCGTGGCGGCGGAAGGCGATGTCACCTTTGCGCGCTTTACGCCCGGCGTGGCGGCGTTCATTCCGCTTGGGACCAATGTTTCCACCACCGCCAATACGCAGAGCTTTACCGTAACGGCCGACCCCGCAAATGCCGCGTTCAGCGCCGCGGCGGGGGGATATACGGTCGCCGCCGGGGTCGCCAGCATCACGGTGGCGGTGGCGGCGGCAATTGCGGGCAGTGCCGGAAACATCCAGCCTGGCGCGATAACGGTGTTGAGTTCGGCGGTCGCCGGCGTGGATACCGTAACGAATGGCGCGGCCCTCACAGGTGGTCTGGACGCGGAAAGCGACGCGGCCTTCCGGGCGCGCTTCGCCAACTATCTTGCCAGTCTGTCGCGCGCCACCAATCTTGCGATCGGTGCTGCCATCACCGGCATTCAGCAGGGGCTGAGCTACGCGATCGATGAGAACATCAATCAGGCCGGCGCCGTGCAGATGGGACATTTTGTCGTTACGGTCGACGATGGTTCCGGCGACCCGCTGGCAGCGTTACTGAGCACCGTCCAGCAGGCGGTGGATGCGGTGCGTCCGGTTGGCAGCAGTTTCGCGGTTCAGGGTCCGGTTGTGGCGTTGGCAAACGTTTCGATGACGCTGACAACCGTGACCGGCGCCGCGTCGCAGACGATTGTGGCGGCGGTGGCAGGCGCCATTGAAACCTACATCGCCGGCCTCGCGATCGGCGATACTTTGAATTACACCAGGCTGGCGCAACTGGCGTACGGGGCGTCGGCCACCGTTACGAATGTTTCGGCGGTTCTGCTGAATGGCGCGACGGCGGATTTGATCCCGCCGCTGTTCGGGGTGATCCGCGCCGGCACCGTGACGGTGGCCTGACGCCATGACCGGCGATACCAACGATATGCTGGCGCGGCTGAAACTGGTTCTGCCGGTGCGGTGGTTCGGCGATGTCACGCCGGTGCTGGATGCGGTGCTGAGCGGCCTGGCGAGCGCCTGGAGCAATCTGTATGGGTTGCTTGCAAACGTCAGGCTGCAGGCGCGGATTGCGACCGCGAGCGGCGTGTTTCTGGACATTGCGGCGGGCGATTATTGCGGTTCCGGCCTGGTGCGCCGGGTGGGCGAGCCCGATGCCGCCTACAGTGCCCGCATCCGTGTCAATCTGCTGGCGCCGCGCGCGACACGCGCCGGCGTGATTGCGGCACTTGTCAATTTGACAGGCCGGACGCCGGTTGTTTTCGAGCCGTTGAATGCCACCGATACCGGCGGCTATAACGTCAATCTCGGTTATAATGTGACCGGCGGCTATGGTTCGGAAAATCTGCCGTTCCAGTTTTTCGTTACGGCGTACCGGCCGAACGCCACGCCGGTTAGCAATGCCGGCGGTTATAACGCGGGGCCGGGCGGTTATAACACCGCGCCGATGTTCTATGCGGATCTCACGCAATTTGCCGGGGCCGTTTCCGATGCGGAGATTTATGCCGCGGTCGCCGGGGTATTGCCGACGAGCACTGTCGCCTGGACCAGAATTTCTAACTGAGGAACCATCATGGATCGCAATATTGTCTATCCCGGGAGCATCCCGCTGGATACGGATATTCTTGGGCCGAATCGCAATGGCATGGTGGGGATTGCCGCCCTCACCGCCGCCGTACTGGGGAATAATGTGGTGGTGGATGGCCTGGCCTGCACACCGACCGCGCCGGCGTCGCTGACCGTGAATGTGGGGCCGGGCAGCATCACCCAGCTCGCCGTGCTGGATGCCAATGCCTATGGCTCACTGGCGGCCGATCTAACCGATGAAATTGTCAAAACCGGCATCAATTTGCGGAGTACGAGTTTCACGTTCGCGGCGCCGGCGACCTCCGGACAATCGGTAAACTATTTGATCGAGGCGGCGTTTTCAGAAACCGATACGGCGCCGGTGGTGCTGCCTTACGTCAATGCGGCGATGCCTTATTCGGGGCCGGCGAATTCCGGCACCGCGCAGAATACCCAGCGCATTCAGCGTGTGCAGTTGCAAGTGAAGCCCGGGGCCGCCGCGGCGGCCGGTGCGCAGACCACGCCGGCGGTCGATACCGGGTGGGTGGGGCTGTATGTGATCACGGTCAATTACGGCCAGTCCGCGATCCTGGCGGCGAATATTATCCTGGCGCCGGGGGCACCTTTTTTGAATTACAAATTGCCCGCTTTGCGGCCGGGTTTTGCCACGATGCAGGTGTTCACCAGTTCCGGCGTGTTCACCGTGCCGAATGGCGTGAGTGCCGCGCGGGTGACCGTGATCGGCGGCGGCGGGTCGGCCGGGTATCACAGCACCATGCCGGGCGCCGGCGGTGGGGCTGGCGGCCACGCAACGGGGACGGTGAGCCTGACGCCTGGCCAGAGCATTGCGGTGACGGTGGGCGCCGGAGGGGCCGCGCCCGCCAGCCCGGCGAATGGCGCCATGGGCGGAACCTCGAGTTTTGGCACGCTGATGTCGGCAACCGGCGGCGCCGGCGGCGTTGGCGGCACGGCGGCCCAGTTCGCGCTGGCCGGCGGCGCCGGTGGTTTGGGCGTAGGCGGGAAGATCAATGCCGGCGGCTCGATGGGAAGCGATTGCATCGTCGCCGGCAGCCGGGGCGGCGACGGCGGCGGCCCCGGCAACGGCCGTGGCGCCAGCGGCCCGCAGCCGGGCTTCTCGGGCACCGCCTATGGCGCGGGCGGCGGCGGCGGCGGCGCCAGCACCGGCGCCAGCCCGGTTGGGTATCCGGGCGGGGCGGGCGCGGCCGGCGCCGTCATCATCGAATATTAGGAGGCCGTAATGACCACACCGGCAAGCCATATCTGGCGACCCTCGAATGCGCGTTACGTGCAGATTGACGGATTTGTCGCGACCCCGCGCGGCCCGCAGATACCGCCGGCCCGGCCGTTGGCGTGGCCGGCCAAAGACCCCGGCGACACGCTCGATTATGTGTTTGACGTGGCGCCGGCGCTGACCGCCAATCCCGGCGATTCGATCAGTACGCTCGACGTAACGATCAGCCCGGCTCAACCCGGCGACGTGACGCTGACAGCGGCTTCGGCCGATGGCGCGCAAGCGGTGCTGTGGCTGACCGGCGGGCAAGCGCTGACGACCTATACGGTGACGGTGAATATCACCACGGCGGGCGGCCGCACCCTGGCGCGCAGCATCGCGCTGCCGGTGCTCGCGCTGGCATCCAATCCGGCGCCGGCGAGCGCGCTCACCACGGTGTCCGGCCAGCCGCTGACCGACCCTACGGGCACGCCGCTTACGACGATTTGAGAAGTAGCCTTAAGAAAGAACTTCTTTTTGTGAACAAAAAGAAGCAAAAAAACTTTTTTAATCTGGTGCGGAGATGTTCGGGCGCCGCAGTCCCAGAGTAATAAAAGTTTTTGCGCGCTTTTTTCAAAAAGCGCTGCTTGCTCCACTTCGTTTTAGAAGACTGATCTGAGGGTAAAATTATGCCGACAATCGGACAATTGCCGCCGGCGAGTTCGGTCGCCGATACTGACGAACTGCCGATTTATCAAAACGGCCAGACCTATTACGCCACGCGCGCGCAACTGCTGGCCGGTGTGCAGCCGCTGCTTAGCCTGCCGCAAAATACCCTGCTGGGTGGTTTGGGGCCGGGCACCGCGGCGCCGGTGCCGATCACCATCGGCGCCAATCTGACCGTGTCCGGCAGTACGTTGTCGGCCAATGCGGCGGCGTTTGAAATCGCCACGCTGCCGGCCGGCACGCCGCCGGCGCCCGGCGATCTTGTGCCGCTCGGCCAGGGTGGTAACAACACCGCTGTCAGTTATGCGAGTTTTCTCGGCGCCATGGGGAGTGTCGCCGGTCTGCCGGGCGGGGCGCTGACGGCGACCGCAACCGCCGCCAATACCGCGCGCACGTTGGCGGCGTTGGCAACCAATGCCGTCTCGATTGAAGATTTCGGTGCGGCCGGCAACGGCACGACGGACGATAGCGCCGCGCTGCGCGCCGCCATAGCGTCCGGCGCGCCGGTGCGTTTTGGGCCAAAAACCTACGCCATCGCGGGGGAGTGCGATATTTCCGGGGCAAATTGCACATTGCTCGGCGTACCCGGCCAGACCATATTGCTGCGTCCGGCGCAGTCGAATCTCGGAACCTCCGCGACGCCGGCCTGGATCAGCGTTGCCGCGGCGACGGCGTTTATCGACGGGATCGTATTCGATGCGAATACATCCGTCACCGCCAATACGATCAGCGTCGCCGTGCAGGCGAGTTGCACGAAATCGCATATTACACGCTGCCTGTTTCGCAACGCGCAAGGCTCGACCAACGGTTCCGGCCTGACCTACATCGCAAGCGATCCGGCGATCACCCAGCACCATGTCGACAACTGCGAATTTACCGCCAATGTCCTGAACGGCTTATATGCGCAGGCGGTCGATGCGCTCAGCATCACCAATTGCCGGGCGCATGACAATGGCAGCAACGGCATCCGCGTCGACAGCCAGGACCCGGCCTTCGTTTTGAAAGTCCGTGAACTCCACATCGTCGGCAATACGTGCTGGAACAATAATTGCGGCATCATCGTCGGCAATTTCAACGCCAACAATACCGGCAGCGTCGTCTTTGGCAACGCCAATCCGGATATTCTGGGCGCGGTGATCGCGGCGAATAATTGCTATACCAATCGCGGCTACGGCATTTATATTTCCGGCCGGAATATTCTTGTTTCAGGCAATCTGTGCACCAATAACAGTTCGATCACGGCGAGCGGCGCCGGGATTTTGTGCGATACCGGTTATTGCAAAGTCAGTGGCAATATGATCTCCGGCGCTTCCGCGTTCGGGATCGATTGCGGCGGATCGATTTACACCGAGGTTTCCAATAATTATATCAACGGCGCCTTGATCGGCCTGAATATCGGCGGCGGCCAGAACTGCATGGCGCGGGATAATTTCATTCAGGATTGCACCGGTGTGGCCGTTGCCGTGCAGAACGTGGAATCCAACGGCGGCGGGATCAATTTCAATCTTGCCTGCAATAATCTTTCGATCATCGGCAACTGGATCAATTACAGCGGCAGCGTGATCGGTATTCTGATCCGGGATGCGGCGCAGAATATTCTGGTCGCCGATAACGTCATTCTGGCCAATCCGGGGGCCAATCTGAATGATGCGATATCGCCGTACACCGACAGCCTGACGTTGCGCGGCAACATGCTGAATTTTACCCCGCGCTGGCCGGTCAATCCGGTCAGCGTCGGCGGTGTCTATACGCTGGTGATTCCCGATATCGCCGATGCGGTGAGCATCTCGCAATCCAGTGCGCAGGTGACCAGCATGGTGACATCGCAGGCAAATCTGGCGAGCGGGCAGGTTTGTTATGCAAAAGTAACTAATGGCGGCAGCGGCTATACCAATGCCACCGTTACGTTTGCCGGCGCCGGTAGTGGTGCCGCGGCCACGGCCTGGGTTTCCGGTGGCGCCGTCATCGGCATTCAAATGAGTAGTTTCGGGTCCGGTTATGGCGCCGGAACGACGGTCAGCATCAGCGGCAATGGCACGGGCGCGACCGCAACCGTGCAGGTCGGGCTGCCGGTTTTGCAGAACCGGGAAATCACGGTGGATTGCCTGGCGGCGGTGAGTTTTGCCGCGGCCGGCAGCGCGCCGTTGCAGAGCAACTGGACCGGTGCGCCGATCACGATTCCGGCGGGTGCCTCGATCGACTGGATCGGCAATAACGGCGGCTGGCGCGCGGCGCGGTTTTCGCAAAGCGACTATGTTTCGCCGAATGGCGATGGGAGTGTCACACTCCGCACGCGATCTGGTGATATTTCGTTGCACCCGGCGGGGGCTGGCATGGTGCGGCTGATCTCCGACACCGAATCGACCGGGGCGGTGGAACTGATCGGCCGCGGCTCGCCGTTGAGCGTGGTTTCGGCACCGGCCGGCTCGACATTCCGGAATTTGAACGGCGGCGTCGGCAGCACGTTCTGGGTGAAACAATCCGGAACCGGTTCGGCCAACTGGGTCGCCATAGCTTAGGAGCACATATATGACGACCATTGCCGAACTTCCGCCGGTTGCGACGGTCGGGAGCAGCGATCTGCTGCCGTTGTCGCAGGCGGGGTTGCTATATTCCGTCAGCGTTTCGCAACTCACCGCCAACTTGCAGCCGCTGATCGAGATTGCCAGCGGCGATCTGCTGGGGCGCAACAGCATCGGCGCGGGGACGCCGGAGGTGGTGACGGTCGGCGCCGGCCTGAGCCTGGCCGGTGGGACGCTGCAGGCGAACGGCGCGGATCATGCCGGGTTTGCTGTTCAAAGTACGATGTCTCTGGGCGATGAGATCGTGATCAGCAATGCCGGCGCGCCGGGGCTGTTGCCGGTGACGGCGCTGCGCGGCCTTTTTGGTGCCGGCAGCGGTGTTAGCATAAGTGGTAGCGGCGTTATCGCGGTGACGGCTTCCGCCATCGCCGGGCCGGCCGGGCCGCAGGGTGTCGCGGGGCCGGTTGGTCCAACCGGGCCGGCGGGCGCCGCCGGGGCCACAGGCAGCGGGCTGGCCGCGCCGGCGGCGGGCAATTCGGCCAGCTCGATCGGGGCCTCTGATTACGTCGCGATCTGGCAGAACGGTGCGAATGCCTGGATGCCCTACGGGCAGTTTCTGGGCGGCCAGACGATCGACCAACTGCCGGCCGCCGGGCCGGTTGCGGATAGCGACGAGCTGCTGGTGGCGCAGGGCAGTTCGTCGCTCAGCGTGCAAAGTTTTGGCGCGCTCTGGACCTATATGCAGGCCAAGCTGCCGAGTTTCAAACCCGCCGTGTTGGAGCTGACCAGCAATACCGTGCTGGACGCCACCACGCATAATGCGCGCATTCTGGTCGCTAGCGCGCCGATTACGCTGACTGCGAATTTTGCCAATATGGGGGCCGGGTTTTCCTGCACGCTGGTGAATCTCGCCGCCGGTTCGGTTACCATGGGCACCGGCATATCCTCCGGCTCGGGTGGCACCAGCCTGCCGCCCGGCGCCTCCACAACTTTGCTTGGCCTGGCCTATTCCGGCGGCTCGCTGGTGTGGTGGAGCGGGATCGTGCCGAATGCGCCGACCATTACGGTCGGCAGCATCCTGGCACCCGCGCCCGGCGCCGCCTTCACCGTCGGCGGCGGTATTTTCAACGATGCGCCGACCGCGCTGGATTACTCCACCAATGGCGGCACCACGTGGGCGGCGGCGGCCAGCCCGGTAATTTCCACGAACGCCTATAGTTTCACCGTTCCTGGCCTTACGGGCGGCACTTATTCCGTGCGGGTGCGCGACCATGGCAATGTCGCCGTTATAGGAATTTCCAACAGTTTTACCATTACGCCGCCGTCGGTCAGCATCAATGCGCCGGGTGCGGCGGTGACGCTGGGCGCGACGCTGGCGCTTTCAGGCACGGTGTCGCCGGGGTCGAATGCCGTGCGGGTGGGGATGTCCGCCAGCAATACGACGGCGCCGGCGGTGTGGGTGAACGCGGCGGTGAGCAATGGTGCCTGGACCGCGAGCGTGACGCCGGGTGCGGCAGGGACGATCTATATCTGGGCGCAGCAAACGGCGGCAACGAGCGTGCAGGCGATTTCCGGCGCCATCAGCGTGGTTGCGGCGTCGCTCACCGTGACCGCCGATGCAACCGGCACGGCCGGTACGGCGCTGAATGTTTCCGGCACCGTCTCTCCCATTGCCGACAGCGTGACCGTGCAACTGGCGACACAGAATACCGTGCCGCCGACGTCCGCAGGGACAGCCGCGACCAACAGTGCGGGCAGCTTTACCGCCGCGCTCACGCCGAGTGCGGCCGGCACCTATTATGCCTGGGCGCAGGACGCCGCGACGGGTCTTTCCGCCGTTTCGGCCGCAATTACGGTCGCGGCCGGCGCCGGACTGGTGTTTGGCTTCAACAATCCCGGCGGCACCTACACCCACGGCGTTAGCACCGTGCCGCTCAATGGCAGTGTCACGCCGCCACAATCCGCATCCGTACAGGTTGCCTTCTCCACCTCCAACACGGTGGCGCCATCGTCCGGCTGGCAGCCCGCCAATATCATTTATGGCGGCGCGCTCTGGGCGATTTATTATCCCGTGCCTGCCAGCGCCGGCAATTACTACATCTGGGTGGAAACCACGACCGGCGGCAGCCAGGCGGTGAGCAGCTTTACCGTCAGCGTGACCTGATGACGCTGCTGTTCACCTCGCATGGTTCGCCGCTGGCGACCGGGTTGGATAAACGCGCCATGGTGGCGGCGTTGGCGGCCGGCAGTACGCCGCCTGCCGGTGTTTTCAGCGGGCCTTATCCGTCCGCGATCGCCGGATTGTCCGGCTGGTGGGATGCCGGGTTGCTGAGCGGCCTGAGCGACCCGAACAATCTGCCGCTGACGGTGAGCAACACTGTCGTCGGCAGTGTCATCGATAAATCCGGCAATGCGCAAGCGCTGACGCCGTATCATATCGCTGCCGATACGGCGCCCGCCGCCACGCTGGCGGTGCCGCGGGTGAATGCGTATCTCGGCGCTGTGGGCGCGCCGGACGCCGCCATCGTGAATTACGGGCCGAGCCTGGACCCTGACTGGGGCCTGTCCCACCCGGGCTTCGAGCTGGGCGCCAATGCGGCGTGGACGCGCTATCTCGTCTGGACCCGGCCGAACTGGCGGCAGGGGACCTACTACGTCAATGGCAGCCCGATTCCGCTGCTCCATTGTATTGCTTCCGGTACGACGATCTTGCAGGCGGATAGCGCTGGCGGGACGAATCTGACTTTGTTTCCCGGTACCGCCAGCCAGACCGTGCTCAGCGCGGCGATGACGCGGCGGCACTCACACGCTGTTATTCTGCGTAACACGCCGGGTAGCGGTGTGGATGTCTGGCTGGACGGCGTCCACGTGGCGAGCGGCATCGCCAATCCGTTACCGGCCAGCGCCGCAGGGCAGGTGTTATATCTACATGACGCAACGATTCAGGGTTCCGCGCAATGTTGGTTCCATGAGGCGGCGAACTGGGAACGCGCCCTCGGCACCGCCGACATCACCACGCTGATCGCGGCCGGCGGGCGCTGGGTTCTGGGTCCGCGCAAGGGCGTGAATTTGCTGGTGATGGGGCAATCCAACGCCGCCTGGTTCATCAATGCCGGTGGCCCGCTGGCGCTGGCGCAGGGGATTGCCTGGTATCTCGGCGCGGCGTCCTACGCCTGCACGGCGGCGATTGCGAGCGGCGGTGCCTCGCCGGAACGCTATTCGGTGATCTCGGGTCATCCGATTTCCAATTCTTCGCCGCCGTTATTTCCGCCGGGTGCGGGCAATGGCACGTTTCTGACCAACCCAGGCGATGGGTCCGATCCTTCGACCTGGAGCGGCGGGCCGGATTTTGCGGCACTTAGCGCGTATTTGGCGGGCGCCTACGCATTGGTGTCGGCGGTCGATGAATCCGACATCGCGTTTCTGATCTGGCCGTGGTCCGAGCAGGACAGCACGATGCCGTATGCTAACAAGACGTTATACAAGGGCACGGTCCTGCGTTTGTTGGCGCTGACACGCACGTTGCTGGGCCGGAGCGCCGCCAGCCTGCCGTTGCTGGCCTGGAACGCGATTCCGTACCAGACCAATGACGGCGTGCAGATGGTGCGGGAATCGATCGCCGATCTCGCGGCGATCAGTTCCAATAATATCATCGTTTTTGCGCCGCAGACGGCCGACGCGAATCCGCTGAATGCGAGTTACGACCCGTCGACCGGCATTTTTACCGGCGGCGATCCGCAGCATCGGGACCAGCCGGATCTGCTTCGCTTTGGCCGGGCCGGTGCGCATGTTGCGGGCCGCGCCGCGATGAGCATGGGGCTGGCGGATACGATTGCCGCGACGGCGCTGCCCGCCAGCGGTTTGCCGGCGAGCGGCGGGCCGCGCATTACGCATGTTTATCGCGCTTCCAACACCAGCATCGTTGTCACCATCGTGCATGATTCCGGCAACGATATCGTGGTGCCGCTGCAGGCTGCCAACGGCGCCGGTTTCGCGCTGATGGATGGCGGCAGCGTGGCCGCACCCGGCAATATCATTTCGGCGACGGCGGCGGCGCGGATCGATGCCACGCATGTTGCAGTCACGCTTGCGACGGCGATCATGAATCCTTCCGCCAGCGTGCTGTTTTTCTATCCGTATGGCAGCACGCAAATTGGCCGTGGCGATGCCGTAACGGATAATGCCGCCAGCATCGCGCCACCCTCGAACTGGAATATCGGCAGCGATCTCGGCGCCGCCTGGCGCATGAATTTTCCGCTGCAGGCGACAACCTACCCGATCACTTTGTCAGACACGCCTGGTTAGGAACGTTAAATGGACACGGACTCCATGATGATGTTGCGCACGGATATTTTGGCTTTACGGAGCGAGGTGACCGCCATTCTGCAGGATATCGGCGTGCTCGAAGCGAAATCCGATTCACTGGAAGCGTGGCGCGTGCGCTACCTTGTGCAGGAAGATCAATTGATCAGCAAGCTGTTTGCGAAAATCGATGAATTGGTGATGAGTTTGAGCGACATGCGGGCCGAAATTTCGCGCATCCGCGGTGAGCGCGACGCCGAACGGCGCGCCAGTACGATGATTATCAGCTTGCTCTCCGCGGCCTGCGGCGGGCTGATTGCGAGTTTGTTCCGTGGCTGATTTTTCGCGTTGTTTTGCCTTCACGCTCGGCGCCGAAGGCGGCTATTCCAGCAACCCGGCGGACCCCGGCAACTGGACCGGCGGGGCGGTCGGCCACGGCGAACTGCACGGCACCAAATTCGGGATCAGTGCGGCGGCGTATCCAAAAATCGACATCGCCAACCTGACCCTGGATGCCGCGCAACAGATTTATAGAAAAGACTATTGGGCGGCCCTGCATGGCGATGAATTGCCGTTGCCGATCGCCCTCGTGGCGTTCGATGCGGCGGTGAATGCCGGGCCGCGCCGTGCGGTGCTGTGGCTGCAGCAGGCGGTGGGCACCGGCGATGACGGCGTGCTGGGCCCCGCCACCATTGCAGCTTTGAACAATGGAAATGCGATTGCCATCGCGCGCGAGGCCTTGGTGCGGCGGCTGGATTTTTCCACGCGCCTGCCGGCGTGGCAGACCTTTGGCCTCGGCTGGTCGCGCCGGATGATCGCGCTGGCCGGTGAGCTTGCCGGGTGAGGCGCTTTCTGGCTGCGCTGCTGACCGATAATCAGGGCCGGCCGGATGAGCAGGCGCTGATTTCCATAGCCGGCGCCGCGGTGTTTTTCGGGCTGGAAATTTATTCCGTTGCCGTAAGAGGACAGAATTTTGACCCGTTTGGTTTCGGCGCCGGCATCGGCGCCCTGCTTGGCGCGACCTCGGCCGGCTTCGGCTTGCGCGCCCGCTGGACGCCGGATTCCTCGGACAGCGACGGCATCGACCCCATCACAGGCCGTTTCATAGGAGAAAGCAATGACACTCATTCTGCTTAAATTTTTGCGGCCTCTCGCGCCGTATCTGGCGGCAGCGGCGCTCCTGCTGGCGGCGGTGCTCTATGTTGCCACGTTGCGGCACGACCTGGCCGTTGCGAAGGATAAAAACATTACGATGGCGGCACTTAATGCCGCCAATGCCGCCGCCATTGCGGACTACAAAACGCAAGAGGCGAAATGGAACAGCGCACTGGACACGCTGGATGCGCAAACGCTTGACACCAATACCGCCACCGGCCGGATCGTTGCCAAAATCAACGCGGGACCGACTTCATCCGACGGGCCGGTGGCGCCCGTACTAACCGAGGCGTTGGACAGTCTGCGCGCCTTGCAGGGGACTGCGCCATGAGCCCGCGGCTTCTGCTGCCGCTGGCCGCGCTGGCCGGCTGCGCCACGCCGCCGCCGCTCACCCGCATTGTCACCATCACG